ACGAATAAGGCTGTGGAGGTACGGGCATGTTTTGAGTATCTAACTGGCGCGACGGTAGACGCCGTAAGGATTCGAGGCCGCATTCAAAAGGCTGGCCCGACGAATGTCAACTTTTATGTGCCTCAGTTCAGCGGCTCAGTAAACGCAAGCACAGCAAATGGTTGGTGTGAAGAATTTTCCATCCAGGGCATGGGAGCGGCGAGCACGACTGCTTCCGTTGAAGCTTCAATAGTAGTAAGCCCGCAAGGCGGAAACTTCCAAAACAGCCTTTCCATGCCGATCACCGCCGACACAACCGCCGCTCAGACCGTGCAGTTCACCGCGCAGTTCGATACCGCGAATGCGACCAATGCGCTGCGTCTGCGTCAACTCTTCATTAAGGAAGTATTCTGATGCGCCACCTGTTCCTCCCCATTCTTCTGTTCGTATGCGCCTTGCCCGCGCGCGCGCAGACACTGACATCGCTGAGCCCGGCGACCGCAGTGGCGGGAGGAAGCTCGTTTGCGCTGACGGCCAGCGGCTCCGGCTTCAAGGGCAACGTGAAACTCTACTGGAATGGATCGGTGCGCTCGACGCTTGTGGTCAGCTCCGTGCAAATCGTCGCCGCGATTCCAGCAGCGGACGTTGCCGCAGCGGGCACGGCGCAGGTCAAGGTCTGCCAGCGCAAAGGCTGGTGGTCGCTGGCCTGTTCAGCGTCTCTGCCCTTTACCGTGGCGCCGCCTGCTCCACCGCCGGTTGCGCAGCTTGTGGTGACCACCGCGTCACTCCCGGCCGCGCAACTCGGAGTTTTCTATTCTTTCGAGCTTACAGCGGCTGGCGGCGTGAAACCCTACACCTGGTCTCTACAATCAGGCACGCTGCCGCATTGCCTGACACTCGGTGCGGACGGAGTTCTTTCGGGAACGCCCTGCGTTGCAGGAAGCTATTCGTTCATCGTGCAGGTCACGGACTCGGGCGGCGTCTCCGGAGGCGGAGGTACCCAGGTGGCCGTCCTGATCTTTGGGGTAAAAATTCGGTGACGGTCGGGGCACAGGTTCCGGACGGGGCGCTGACATTCCGAACCGGACGGCGTGCTGACCGCACCGGGCGGGCCGCGATCTACATGGGCACGGAGGACGTGCGCCAGCCCGCTCTCTGGAGCGAGCTGACGGAACAGGAAAAGAAAACCTGCATCCTCTACGTGGTGCACAACAAAACCCATCAACAAATCGTGGACGAGCTGAGGCTAAGCCGTAGTCGCGTGAACCAGATCCTGACCTGCGCCATGCGTATCCTACGCGTGGACGGGCAGCGGCGTCTGGGCTTCTGGATGGGACAGCATTGGCAGGAGATTTGCTGGCAGCAGGAAGGAAGGCCACTGCGAGGGAAACCATGAAACGATTGCTGGGATTGATTCTCATCGAGCTCCGCCCTAGGCGGATCAGCCTAGGGCTGATCCTCGTGCTCGCGGTCCTGGTCGCCATCGCACAGGACAAAAAGCCCGAGGTTGCACTGCCGGGCAGCGGATCTCCGCAAGAACGTCCGGAGTCCCGCAAAGGCATCCGGGATAATGGATCGGCAGATGCCGCGACGCCGAAAGAAGCAGATCCGGCGCGCGCGCCTTCTGCGGAGTTCCTGGCCAAATACGACAAGCTGCAATTGATGTTCGAGGTGCGCGGGCTGCGACAGGCACAATTCGATTCTGCCGACAACCGCCTGGCCGAGCAAATAGATGCGCTCGTCGCCGAGCTCCGCGCGCAGGTCCCCGCCGGCTATGAATGGAATAACGCCCAGCGGTCGTTTGTGAAGATTGCGGTCGCAGCGGCCCCCGCGGCCCCGCCCGCCACCGACAAAGGCCCTGCGCAACCCCCCAAAGAAGGCGGCGCTTCGCCGCCGGCTGCCAGAGCGAATCCCGCGCCGCAGGGTTCGCCCCCTGTCCGGGAACCTAAGAAGCCGTGAACCAGGAGCGAATCTGCGCCTGCCCCTGCCGCCGTGCGTTTGAGCCAAAAAGACCCTGGCAGAAGTTCTTCGAGGCGGACTGCAGATACCGCTTCAACAACGCCAGATGGAGGAGGCATAGGCCCATGGGGCAGCCAAGCGTTTCCGCCCGCCAAAATGCGAGTACTCGCATTTACCGTAGGGTTTGGTGCCGCCGCGTCGTGATCCCGGGCCTCACCAGGCGGGCGCTTGAATTGATCGAGCGGGCCATGTCCGGGGAGGCTCTATATGGCTGAGGCGTGCATCACGCCCCGGCAGCTTCGCCGCCTCCAGACGCTGTGGGGGATATTTTGCCGGCAGCTTGGCCTGGGGCGTCCAGGAGATACCCGGGAGGCTCGCCTGGCCTGGGTGGGCGGCCAGATCGGGCGGCAGATCTCGAGCTGCAAGGACCTGAGCCGGGCGGAAGCCGAACGCGCGATCGACGCCCTACAAGCCTGCCTGCCGCCGGAGCTGGTAAAGCATCGACGGCTGGGCCGCGGGGAGGCGCGCGCCCTCGGAACTGCCGGGCGCCGGCAAGGCGCCTCAAAGGTTGCCCGGCCGGCTGGCCCGGAAGAGCTGCGGCACATCGAGGAGCTCCTGGCCAAGCTTGGCTGGGACAATAGGCGCCTGGAGGCTTTCCTGCGTTCGCGGAGCGGCCCGTTGCGCGGCCGCGCGGTGATCCGCACGCTGGCGGATGCGAACCGCGTCCGCTGGGCCCTGAAGGCGCTGCTCAAGAGATCCGATGCCAAAACCGTGTCCACGAATGGGAAGGATGCAGAAGCCAGCCCAGCCCAAATCTGAATCTGAGTTCGTCGATGCGGTGACCGCCGCAGCCATGCTTGGCGTCCACCGCAACACAGTGCTTCTCTATCTGGAGCAGGGTAAACTTCGCGGCCGCCGGATCCCGCCGCGCGGCTGGTGGAAGATCTCGAAAACCTCCGTGGAGCAATTGGTGAAATCGGCACAGGCCTGAAAAATCTCACAGGACTCACAATCCCTCCGCATTTACTTGGCGCACACTCCAGCCAATGTGCGTATACGCAGCCCTGGACCTACCCATGCTCGAGGGGCGCGACAACCACTCCGCGCCCCCCTACTCTCTTTTATGGTGATTCGCGACTTCATCGTGCGCCTGGCGCGGCAGTTCATCGGCACGCCCTATATCTGGGGAGGCTCGCGGCCCTACGTGGGCTTCGATTGTTCCGGGTTCATCATTTTTCTTTTGCGGCCGTTCGGAATTCTTCCCGAGGCGGGTGATTGGACCGCGCAGAACCTCTCGCGGATGTTTGAAGAGACGCTCGCTCCGGAACCGGGCGACCTGGTTTTCTTCGGCGCGAAGCTCGATGGCGCGACGCATGTCATGGTGTATCTCGGCGCGGGACAAACCATCGGCGCCACCGGCGGCGGGCGCGCGTGCACCACGCCGGCGATTGCGAAAGGCCTGGACGCGCGGGTGAAGACCGAGCCGGTCTCGTACCGCAAGGACCTGATCGGCTATCGAAACGTTTTCGCGGCAAAGATCGGGCGCCCGCCAGAAGTCGGGCGGGCGGCCTGAGAAAAGGAGGGCTGGACGATGCGGACAATGAGGAACTCGAGCCTAATGAGGGGGACTCGCCGTTCTGGCGCTGCGGCCGCTTTGCTGGTCCTCCTATGTTTCTCGATGACGCTGTCGAGCTGTAACTGGGAGTTGGATGCCTACCGGGCGCTGGCCGTGGCGCAGACAAGCTACGAAGCGTACTGGAGGACCGTGGTGACGTTGTACGAGCAGGGCGTTGCGGATGAGGCTTACTACAAGAAGGCGGAGGACGTCGCCAACCGAATCTTCAATCTAGGCAAGGGCACGACATCGCTGATGGTCGAATACCAGAAGCTCCGCCAGGCCAAGGATTCGCAGGCGGGAGCGATGCGCGCGAAGATTGATGCGGCGGTCCGTGAGCTGCCTGGTCTACTCCTAGCGCTCGGGCAATTCGCCAAAGGCATCAAGCCCGCAGCGAACGGAAAATATCTCCCGGAAGATCTCCGAGGTTTCATGACCGCGACCCAGCCGAAGCTCGATCGAGCTTCCTACGACATTGCCATCATCGAGAGATTGCAGGAGGCAACACGATGAAGATCGACCCTGTACTCCTCGCGTACATCATCGCGCAAGCCCTTCTAGCCGCGCAGCGCGCGCTGGACGCATTCATGGCAATAAACGGCCGCGAGCCAACGCTCGCCGAGTGGAAGGCGCTCGAGGGAGCCTGGAAATCACCGGATGAGATTGAGGCCGAAGTAAAGGCCCAGCTCTCCGGCGGAGGCGCGTCGCCGGCGCCGCCGGCGACCTGAATCGTCACGGATTTGGAGCTGGGCCTATGACCCGTTCGGCAAGCTCAGGGTCATGGTGAGGAACCCGAACCCATGAAATGGCTGGAAGGAAAGAAAACGTACCTGGGCGCAGCCGCGCTGGCAGCCGGCGCAATCGCCGCGTTTTGGTTCGGCGAAATCAATGGCGCGCAGCTCACCATGGTTCTGGGCCTAGCTCTGGCGGCCGCAGGCCTCGGCGACAAGCTGCAACGCTATCTGCCGTTCGTTGTCAGCGCGCTCGAAGAGCTGAAGCAGCGTGAAAGGATCCAGACGCAGCCGCTCCTGGGCGGGCGGCAAGTTAGGTCGCCCGAGGCTGGCCCGAAGGCAGGTTCTAGCTCATGAGCGCCGGCGGCATCTTCGACCGGATTCCCTGGCTGAAATATATCGTGAGTGCAGGCAGCGCGGGCGCTGGAATCACGGTCGTGGTGGTGGTGGTTCAGGCCGTCGAACGGCATCCGGAATTCATGCCGCAGCTGCTCAGCGGAGGCTTCCTCAGCTTCGCGGCGCTCGTGATCGCCATGCTCGTGTTCGACCGGCGCATCGGCGCGTTCGTCGAAATGCATGCACGCAGCACCGCGGCGCAGGAAGCGTTGGCCGCCAATGTGGGCCTGCTGGTGGCCAAGGACGATACGCGCGCGCAGGCCGAGGAAGCGGCCATCCGCTATCTGGCTCTGGACATTCGCGAAATCCTGGAGCTGGTGAAAAAGCAGAAGGAGACCGGCCTTGGCGGTTGACGCGAAAACCAAGCGCAACATGCGCGGCGCGATCCTGAAGCTGGTCTACCAGAAGAACGAGCGCCAGGAGACGCGTTTCCGCGACCAGACGCTGCTCGCCGCGCTCGACGATCTGGCTTTCTCCGTGTACCTCAACCTCGTGCACGAGCTGCTGCAGAGCTTGAGCGACAGCGGCCTGGTGAAGTACAAGGAAGACAAGGACCGCAAGACGGGCGAGCTGAGCATTTCGCAGATCCAGCTGACGCCGCGAGGCCGCAGCATCGTTGAGGGCGCGGAGACCGATAGCTCCGTCAACGTGTGATGGGGATGAATGAAGGGCGAGCACAAACCGGGCTACCAGCGTCCGCGCACCGGCGAGCCGCGGCTCACGCGGCAGCCGCTGCGCATCGACCGCCTGCCCGAGGAAATCCGCCAGGAAATCCAGAAGCGCCGGGCGCGCGGAGAAACGTGGGGCGAGATCGAGCAGGCCTCCGCATTGTTTGCCGGCGAACGCCTGCCGGCCAATACGCTCTCGCGCTGGCACGACCTGCGCATCGAGCAGGTGCGCAACGAAGTGATGGCGCAGTCGGAGCGCGCGCGGCACATGGCCGCGGCCTTCGCTTCGAAAGGCTTCCGCGAACTGCCCGAAGCCGCGGTGAATGCCCTGAGCGCGCAGGTGTTCACGCTGATGGAAACGAAAGGCGGCGCGGAGTTCGAAGCCTCACTCGGGAATCTGGTTCTGGTGCTCTCGAAGCTGATTACGGCGCAGGCCAAACAAAAGCAGGTGGAGCTCGCGGAACGCAAGTTCAAGGACCTCAAGGCCAACGCGGAAAAGACCACGCATGAAGCAGCCGCAAAACTCGGGAAAGGACAAGGGCTCACCCTCGCGGATATCAATCGTATCCGTGAGCGGACCTTTGGGCTCCCGCCCATCGTTGCCGGCAGTCATCCAGCTTAGGCCCTATCAACAGCGCTGGGTGGACGACGGCAGCCGCTTCAAGCTCGCGGTGAAGGGCGCGCGGATCGGCTTTTCGTTTGGGACTGCGCTCGAGGCCACACTCGACTGCCTGGCGCGGCCGACGACCTGGACGGTTCTGAGCGCTTCGCAAATGCAGTCGAAGGAATTCATCGAGGAGGGCGTGGCCAAGATCGTGCGCGCCATCCAGGCGACAGCGGAAATCTTCGAGGAGCCGTTCACGGACGAGCTGGGCGCGACCGACATCCAGACGATCATCGTGCGGTTTCCGAACGGCTCGCGAATCATGGCCTTGCCGGCGAATCCGCGCACCGCGCGCGGCTATCCCGGCAACGCCATCCTCGACGAATTCGCCCACCACGAGCAGAGCTACGCCATCTGGGCGGCAGTTTCCCGGCAGATCCTGTTGGGGCACAAGATCCGCATCCTCTCCACGCCGAACGGCCGACAAGGAAAGTTCTATGACCTGGCGCGAGAATTCGGGCTGATCGATGGCGTGGCGCCGCCGCAGAATCCGTTCCGGCAAGGGCCCTGGAGCTGCCACTGGGTGGATGCGCGGATGGCGATCGCGGAGGACTGCCCCATCAACATGAAGGAAGCGGAAGAGCTCTATAAGGGCGACCGCGAAACGATGCAGCAGGAATTGTTCTGCGTCTTCCTCGAAGCGGTAGGCGCCTGGCTGCCGCTCGAGCTGATCGCGCAGGCCGAATCGGATGGCGCAACGCTGGACTGGCCGCCGGGCTATGCGCCGGTTGGGCCCGTCTACCTGGGCTTCGATGTCGGACGCAGCGGCGACCGCTCGTGCTTATGGGCGGATGAAATGATCGGCGACGTGGCCTGGACTCGGATGGTGAAGTGGATGCACGGAGTCCCATTCTTCACCGCGGAGAAGATCAACGACCAGGCGCGCATCGTGCTTCCGTGGGTGAAGCTCGCCACACGCACGGCGATGGATGCGACCGGGATCGGCTTGGGCCTGTTCGAGTTTCTCGCGGCGGAATGTCCGGGCCGCGTGATGGGCGTGAATTTCGGCGGCTCCATCAGCTCGGAGAAGCAAGGCGTGCGCAGCGTGGGTGCGGAGACGGTGAAGGTGAAGACGGACATGGCCGTGCGCATCAAGAAGCGCTTCGAGATGGGCCGCAACCGCATCCCGCACGATAACGACATCCGCCAGGAGCTGCAGGCGGTGAAAAAAGAATATTCCGGGAACGCGGTGCGGTTCGATGCGCCGCGGATCGAAATTGAAAGCGCGGCGGGACAGAAGCGCAAAGCCTACAGCCACGCCGAGGCCTTCTGGGCCAAAGCCCTTGCGGACCTGGCGGCCAGCGGATCGGCGTGCTCGGTGGAGCTGCGCAGCGCAGGGCGTCCCACGGCGGCCGCGCAGCTCGTAAGCTCGCGCGAAAGCTACGCAGGCAGCGCGGCCGCGGCCACGGCGGGATACTGATCGATGGCCACACAGCCACAAATCGTGACCGCGCCGATCACCCGCGAACTCATCACCCAGGCCGTCCTGCGCGCCACAGGCTTGAACGCGCAGGCCTTCTCCGGAGCCCAGAACCCCTCGACGATCTACCGCGCGCTGGTGGATGGCTCGTCTTCGATCTTTCCCTATCTCCGCGAAGTCGAAGAAAAAGATTCCGCCGTATCTTCCGCGCTCGATACCCGTCGGATCCTGGCTATGTCCCGCGAGGCCAAGGTCCAGGGCGCGGACCCCGATAACGGCGAGGCCGTTCGATTCGCCGACGAGGCTGCCGCTTTCCTCAACTCCATCCCCAACTTCCGCAATTCCCTCCGCGAGCTCCTGGAAGCCCCGGCCTACGGCTTCAAGGCTCTCGAGATCCTGTGGAGCATTGCGGACGGCCGCGTGGGCATTGAAAAACTTGTGGGACGCCCGCAGGAACTCTTCAGCTTCGGCGCTCGCACCGAGCCCCAAACCGGCGAGCTGCGCCTGGCAAATTTTCCCGGCGGCGAAGGCGTTCCCGTTCCTCCGGCGAAGTTCCTGGTCTCCACCTACCAGGAGCGCGACGCCGATCGTCGCGGACGCCCGCTCCTCCGGCGTCTCTTCTGGCCGTCGTGGTTCAAGCGCAACGCGCTGCGGCTGGACCTGCAGTTCCTGGAAAAGCCGGCGGGCACCGTGGCGGTGAAATATCCCGCCGGCGCGTCCCCCGAAGAGCAGAAGCTCGCACTCGATGCCGCGCGGGCCATCGTGGACGAAGTGGCTGTGGCGGTGCCGGAAACGTTCAGTGTGCTCGAGGGAGTCCTGACCAGCTCGCGCACCCGCGACGGCGCGGATTATCGCACCCTCATCGATTATTTCGACGCGGAGATGACGCGCATGATCCTCGGACAAACCCTAGCCACCCGCGGCACGGAGCAGCAGCGCGGCTCGCAGGCCCTCGGCGAGGTTCACCAGTCGCTGCTGTTCGAGTATATCCGCCACGATCTTCTGGACCTCGAAGCCATCATCAACGAGCAGCTCTTGAAGCCCTGGCTGCTGTGGACCTTCGGCCCGCGTGCGCTCGATGCCGCATTCCGTCCGCGCTGGACCACTGATTCCGAGCCGCCCAAAGATGCCGCCGCGGCGCTGGACATCCTGGCGAAAGCCCGCGGCATGGGCGCAGAGGTTCCCACTCTCGAAGTCTACGAACGCGGGCAGATTCGCCAGCCCGAAGCCGGCGAAGCTGTCTTGCCTCCACCGGCGCTGTCTGCGGCCATGCTGCCGCCGGAGGTTTTCCCAGGGGAAGGGGCATGATGCTGCACATCGCCCAATTCCGCGAAGCCAGGCCGCCGCTGCCGGAGATGCGCATCCCGCCACACACGCGCCGCGAGACTACGGAAATCCAACTCGACCTCGAAACCCTCCTGGGCGCGGCGGTAATCGAGCAGGCGCTGTTCTTCCGCAGCATCCGCGCGGAACTGCTCGAAGCGGGAACCTGGGCCTACGCCACGCAGCGACCAGCCACTTTCTCTTTCGGCGTGCCCATCCCGCAGCATGCCATCGAACGCATTGCTCGCCTCTTAGCCGCGGCCAGGCTTCTGGGCGCCGCGCAGATCCGCACGAGGGCGGGCCTTCAGGTCCCGCAACCCCATCCGGGACTCCGGGACTCCGGAAGGTTCAGCGGAGTCGCAGCGCGGAAGAAGCCAGGCTCTGAATTCGCCGAGGTCCTCGGACGAGTCCCGCCGGCCGGCGCCATCGAATTCCTGCGCAAGCTGAATGTCTTCACCCGGCGGCAGTGGGAAGCGGCCATCGCCTCCCAGCGCGACCAGGCGTTCCGCATCGCCGGGGTCAACCAGAAGGCCGCACTCGAATCGATGCGCGAGCTGATCGCGCGTTCTCTCGAATCCGGCCTCTCGCCGCAGCAGTTCCAGCGCGCGGCACAGGACTTGCTGCGGAATTTCCAGCTCAGTCCCAGCCGCCTGCGCACCGTCTGGAACACCAACGTCGGCCAGGCGCTCGCCCGCGGCCGCGAAGAGGAGCTGCGCGATCCGGCCGTGGCTGCCATCCTCGGCTTTCGCCTCTTCGACGCCATGAACGACCAGTTCACGCGCTTCAATCACGCCGAGCTCGATGGCGCCATTGCGCCCGCCAGCTGGTGGGATGCCGAGGGTGCCGAGTTCAAGCCCCTCTTGGGGTTCAACTGCCGCTGCGTACTTTTGGCTATCCCCCAGGTGCGCGCGGAAAAACTTCTGGCGCAGGGCGGAATTTATTTCGATGCCACGCAAGGCGTGCCATCCGAGGCAGGGCCGGACGCGGGGTTCAGGAGTGCAGCGTGAACCTTGGCCTGAGCAAGCCGTGGCGGGGCGGGAGTGAAAAGCATGCCGTTCGCGGGGTTTGATTCCCCTGCGCGCGGGACCCGATCCTGGCTTCGAGAAGGCGGCGTGAGGAGAGAAGTTTGGCTTGGTATGGCTTATGTCTACGCACTGACGGATATGAGCATTGTCCACTACATCGGGTATACCGAAATCCATCCAGAGGTTCGCTTGTATACCCATTGTCAAATGTCGACGGGGGTGAGCAGAAGTGCTAGCAAAACCGGCGTTCAGGCCTGGATCGCCCAACTGCGGGAGCAGGGGAGATATCCGCGCCTAAAAGTCTTGTTGAAGGGTGCCTGCGGAATGGCCGATGAGCGCGATTACATCAATTATTTTTTGATGATGGGGGCGCCGCTGAAGAACAAGGAAGCGCTAAGCCCAAACAGAAGACTTCTCTTCACGCAGCGATTTTACGACGAGTTCGTAAAGCCAGCACTGGCTAAAGTAGATTGGAAAATCCACAGCCGCTGGCCGCGCGGCCAGGTAATCTCCACGAAGGAGGAACTCCTGGCCAGGATTCGAGAAACCAGCGTGAGGACAAACCATGCCCTATACGGCTGACAACACTCCCTCGAACGTGCCGAGCGCGATGCGCGCCCGCTGAGCGGGAGTGAAAAGGATGCCGTTCGCGGGGTTTGACAACTTCGATGCCTGTGTCCTGGGCGTTACGGCCAAGGGTCACAGCGAAGAAGAAGCCCGCCACATCTGTGGCAAACTGCAGGCGGACGCGGAGCAGCACATGTCTGAAAACTTCAACAACCAATGGATCGAGATCTTCAAGACGGGAAATTACGGCGACAAAGGCACGTTCACCCCGGCGGAGCTCGACCAGATCGTGGCTAATTTCGATCCGAAGAGTTGGCAGCCGGTCCTGACTCCTCCCGTCGCGCAGGTCGGCCACGGTGACGCCGCGCCAGCCCTGGGCTTGGTGAGCGCATTGCGGCGCGATGGCGAATCCCTGCTGGCGCAGTTCGAGAAGGTGCATCCCAAGCTCGAAGAATCTGTGCGCGACGGCCGCTTCCCCAACCGCTCCGTGGGGCTCTACAGCAACCCGAAGGGCAAGGGCTGGCTCTTGCGCCACGTCGCGTTTCTGGGAGCGGTGCCCCCGGAGGTCAAGGGTCTGGCACGCATCCAGTTTTCCGATGGCGAGTTCATCGCTATCGACTTCAATGAGGAGGACACCGTGGATCCGAAGGAACTGAGCAAGACCGTGGGGACCGAGATCCGCAACTTCTTCAGCTTGCTGTTTGGCGAGAAGAGGACGGAACCGGTGACGTTCACTGAAGAAGACCGCAAGAAGCTCATCGAGGACGCGCAAAAACCGTTCCTGGAGGAGCTCAAGGGCCTCACCAAGAAGTTCGACGAGAGCGCCAAGGCCGCACAGACCGCCGCCGCAGCAACCACGGAGACGGCGAAGAAAGCCGAGGTGCGCGCCTTCATCGAAACGCAGCGCGCCCGCGGCGCCTGGGTGCCCGCTTTCGACGTGCTCATCCCGGTGCTCGAGCAGGCGGCCATCTCCGGCGCCACCGTGAAGTTCACCGAAGGCGCGGGAGAGAAGGCAAAAACCATCGAGCTCTCGAGCTTCGAAGCTTTCCGGAAGTTCTTCGAGGCTCAGGCGGCCATCGTGCCGCTGGGGGAGCTGGCCAAGGCCGGACGCAAACTGGGCAAGCTGATCCGCTTCACCGAGCCCACCGACCCGCACTTGACGGTGGACGCGGAATCGCTGGCCCTGGCGGAATCCGCGCAGCGGCGCGCGGAAGAGCTACGCAAGGCCGAGCCGAAGATGGCCTTCCACGAAGCCTACGCGCAGGCGCTCCTCGAGCTGCGCCGCGAAGGCGTCCAGCAGCCCGGGGGCATCGCCGCCGGCCAGGCCTGATTTTTTCCGGTTCAGTGAAGCGTCCCCGGCGCTTGAACCGGGGAGGAGGAATCGGCAATGCCAATGGGAGTCGTAGGACCCCAGGTGATTCGCACATACCGCGCGGAGGCTGCCATCGGCGCGGGACTGGCCGTGATGGCCGGCACCGCCGCAGACCAGGCCAAGCTGACGACCGGCGCGAATGTCCGCGCGCTCGGCGTCAGCGCCGCGGCCGCAGCGCTGGCTGACGATCCCGTCAGCGTGGTCGAGTTCGGCGAAGCCAAAGGCGTCGCCGACGGCGTCATTGCCCGAGGCGATTACGTCATGGCCAACGCCGCCACCGGACGTCTTGCGCCCATCGGCGCGGTGGCCGCCACCAACTACCACGTTGTGGGCATCGCGCTCGAAGCGGCCGCGGCCGCGGGCGATGAGTTCGCGCTGCTCGTCAATCCATCTCGCGCGCAGGGATAATCTCCCCGCCCCGGCGTGGACATTCGTTCGTTTCTGTCCGGTATAACCGGAGAAGGAGAAAACAGGAATGCCGACCATCGTCAGTCCCACACAGGGCAAGGTGGATGTTCCGCTGTCCGTCTACGCCCGCGAATACCGCAACAACGAACTCATCGGCGAGCTGCTGTTCCCGCGCGTCCCGGTGGCCAAGCAGAGCGATAAATACTGGCTCTTCGGCCGCGAAAGCCAGCGCGTCGCCGCCAATACCCTGCGCGGGCCCGGCGCCGCAGCCGAACAGGTGGTGCAGACCATCTCCACCAGCAGCTACTTCGCCGACGACCGCTCGCTCGCGCGGTTCATCACCGACGAAGAGCGCGGGAACTTCGAGGCCGGGAACGTCGAGCAGTGGGCCACGCGGCTGCTCGTGGACCAGCTTCTGCTGGACCTCGAGAAGCGCATCGCCACGCTGGCCACCACGCTCGCCAACTATCCGGCCGCGAATCGCACCACGCTTGCCGGCGTTTCGCAGTGGAACGACGCAGCGTCCAATCCCATCGCCGATGTCGTCGCGGGGCACGTCCAGGTGATGAAGAGCGGGAAGCGCGCCAACACCCTGATCATCAACCCCGACGTGTGGGCCAAACTCAAGACGCACCAGAAGATCATCGACCGCGTGGCGCCCACGCAGCTCGGCCCGGTGACCTCGGAAAACCTCGCGGCCATCTTCGAGGTTCAGCGCGTGATCGTGGCCATGGGCGTGGAGCTGGACGCTGCGCTGGCCGTGGCGAGTTTCGTCTGGGGCAAGCACGCCATCTTGGCGAACGTCGAGCCGGCGGCGTCCATGATGGACGCCAGCTTCGGCAAAAACTTCGTGTGGACCGCCCCGCCGGTGGGCGGCGCCGGAGGCATCGCCACGGTGATCGGACGCGCGCCGATGCCCAGCTCGCTTGCGGACGAGCTCTCCGTGCACTTCTACCACGAGCCGAAGATCACGTCGGACATCTCGGCGTACTTCATCCAGAACGCTGTCGCGTAATTCTGACGGCGTGTCTCGTGGCCCGCGGGGCCGCCCAAGCGGCGGCGGCCTCGCTTTCGCTTCTTGCCGCCTATGAATGGGAGAGGAGCCCATGGCCAAGGTTCTCGCAAAATCTTCCATCAGCTACAACGGCAAGCAGTACGCCGAAGGCAAGTCATTCACCTGCTCGGATGAAGAAGCCGACGCGCTGGTCCGAGCCGGCGCGGCTGAGCTGCTCGAAAAGGAAAAAGAACCCGAGAAGGAGAAAGAGCCGAAGAAATAGGCGGAGTACCCGCGTGCCTTTAGTGTTCGATTTCAGCGGCTCGGTGGAAACCGCAGCCGGAATTGTGCTCGTCCAGCGGACGCCCAAAGATTTGTCGGCCCTTGGCGAGACGGAAGTCATCGCTGCGCAGGCCGGGAAGAAAATACGCATCTTGGCGCTTTACATCCGCTCCGCCGCGGCCGT